TACTGCCGCTACAATAACTTTAAAAGACGCTGCTTCAAGTGGTAATGACACACTAACAGTAACTGCAAAAAGTACAGGTGCATGGGCAAATGGGTCTACTACATCAGGTCTTTGGGTAGAAGCTTTGGCTCAAGGAACTTCAAGATTCTCTCTTGTAGTTTATGGCGCTCCAGTTAGTCCTGGCGCTGATTCCCGTTCAAATATCTTAGAGCAGTTTACAGATCTTAGCGTTAACTCTACTGATGCCCGTTATGCACAGGCTGTTATTAATGCAACATCGTCTTACATTACCGTAACTGACCTAACTACATCTTCTTTACGTCCTTACGCAAGTGGGTCTATAGTAGCTCTTGCTAGTGGTAGTGACGGTTCGGGCGGTGTAACTGCCGCTATTCTTGGAGATATCTACGTCGATTTTGATACCATTGACGCCCCACTAATATTTAATATTCCAGATGCTGCTTACTTTACTAGTACAAACTGGGCTGTTGCATACAATGCGCTGCTTGTATACGCTGATAGACGTGGAGACGCATTTGTTGTGGTGGACCCAATTGCAGATCAAACTGTAGCTAACGTACTTACCCAAACAGGTACTCTAACAACTTCTTCAAACGTAAATGGCGCCGTATATTACCCGTGGTTGACTATTCCAGATACAACTAAATCTGTACGTGGAGTAACCGCTACTGTACCACCAGGTGGTGCAATTCTTGGTCAATACCAGGCAACTGACGCTTCTGCAGGTGTGTTTAAAGCTCCAGCTGGTTATACAAACAGAATAGCTTTAGCTGTTGGTGTTCAAAAAAGACTAACTAACTCTGAACTAGATTCTCTAAACTCGTCAGTACCTGCTGTAAATGCTATTAGAGTTATACCTGGAACAGGTATTGTTGTTATGGGTGCTCGCACCATTGCCAATACTTCTCCAAATAACTACGTAAATGTTAGAAGAAACCTAATCCATATTGGTAAAAACCTAACTCAACTAAGCCACTTTGCAGTATTTGAAAACAATGATGCGTTTTTGTGGTCACGAATTAACACAGTCTTAAGCAACTTCTTGTTCCATCACTGGAATCAAGGCGGCTTAAGAGGGTCTTACCCAAGTCAGGCTTTCTATGTAAAGTGCGATGAGACCACAACAACAGCGGCAGATATAGCTGCAGGTAGGGTTAATATTCAGGTAGGCGTTGCTTTGCAATATCCTGCTGAGTTCGTAGTAATTACTATTGGTCAAATTGCGGGTAATGCATCCGTAACTCAGGCCTAATAACTTAAGGAGATATAAGTAAAATGCCAAACCCAATTATAAACCCGCTTAGTTCTATACAGACTGATCCAATCAGGAATTTTAGATTCTTAGTAGAAATTCTTCCACTTTCCGCAAACAATAAAAGCTTAACTTTTAATAGTTACCGGATTGGATTTACTAACGTTTCAGGTTTTGGAGTCACAATTGACCCTATTGCATATCGCGAAGGTGGTTATAACACCAACATGCATTATATGCCTGGTCAAGCGTCTTTCCAACCTATTTCGTTTACACGTGGCCAAACGCTAGGTGGAAAACAGCATAGAGACTGGATGTACAATCTTTTTCAGGTAATTCAAGGGCAAGGTACTTCTGGCCTTGGTCAAGAATTTCGCTGTAATATTAATGTCCATGTTTTAAGTCATCCAAACCCTAACGCAAAAACTATGGCAGGTGAGAATAACGTTGCGACAGACGCTCTAAGTCTACATAAATCCATGAGTTTTAAAATTTACAATGCTTGGATTAATAGCCTTGTGTATGGAGATTTAGCCGCAGGTGGTAATGGACTTATGGTTGAAGGTATGACTGTAGTTCATGAAGGCTTTGAAGTACACTACGCAGATAACTTTACAACTAGCGCCATTACCACAGGTTTTGGAGCTGGCTCTACTATTTCGGCGGCAAGTTAAATAATTTAATTAATTAACATAAAAAATATAAGGAATAAAAAATGGAAAATGAAATGACAATAAGTTCAATAGATAACCCAGAACTAGTTAACCAATTAGTTGCAAAAGCATTTTCTACTCCTGAAGAGAGTGGAGAACCTGTTGAAAAGTTAGAGATGCAGGTTCTCCACCCTTCTGATACAGAAGTTAAATTGCTTGCTGGATTATACAATCCGTTTACAGGTGAACATGCTGATACTGCAGAGATCCGTGAACTAAATGGAGTAGATGAAGAAGCTTTATCTAAAATCAAAGACTATGGTAAAGGACTTCTTGCTATTTTAAGTCGTGGAACTGTAAAAATTGGTGAACAAAAAGCGACTCAAGAAATTCTAGATAAATTACTTTCCGGAGATAGAGAGTATCTAATTATGAAGATTAGAATTGCCACTCTTGGTGAAGAGCTGTCTTTAGAAGGTTCTTGCCCGTTTTGTAATGAAGAGCAAACTTTTGAGGTTAATCTAAATACAGATGTTGAAGTAACTAAGCTGGAGGATCCTGCTAATCGTAGCTTTACAGTTAAAGGTAAAGCCGGAGAGTTAACTGTTGAATTTCCTACGGGAGAAGTACAAAAAAAGCTTGTAGAGTCAACAAATAAAACATCTGCAGAACTAGATTCTATTCTTTTAGCTAACTCTGTAATTGAAATAAACGGTCTTCCAATTATGGATCCGGCACAAGTTAAGACTTTAGGTATGCAGGATCGTAGGGCAATTCTTAAAGAATTAACGGAAAAAAACCCTGGCCCAGATCTTGCAGGAGTTAAAAAAGCCTGCGTATCTTGCGGGCAGGAGGTCCCGATTCCGCTTACACTAGCGGACTTGTTTCGCTTATAGTACAAAAGAATTTTATACATTCTTAGTATACTCATATGAGCTTATAAGTAGGGCATTCCCGGGGTGGCCATTGTCAGATATAAAGGCAATGACGCATAGAGAGAGGTTGATGTGGATCGCTAGATCCCGACAACTTTTACAAGTATAGGAGATTTTGATGCCAAGTAGTGCAAGTGCTATGGGTCAGGGCATGACAGGTGGCAATAAGGCTGCGGCAGGTTTTGATGCCGCAGCTAGTGCTGCTCAAAATCTTGACGGCGTACTAAAGTCTATGGATAAATCCCTAGACAGTATTCTTTCTAAAATTGGGCAGATGTCAAAATCTGGATTTGGTGCCGGTGGCTCGCTTGGTCCAGGGCTTGGAAGCTCTACAGGATCTAAATTCTCCAATGATGTTGCTGCTGGTATTGCCCAAATGCAGGCTAAGCTGGATCAAGCATTTACTATAAAACCAACAACTGGCGACAGATTACTACGTGTTGGCGAACTTGCTGCCGTGGGTGCTGGCGCTGCTATGGGCATGATGCCTAACACAACTGATGCTGTATCCCAAAGAATTACGGCACAAGGCGTAGCATCTATGTCAGGTATGTCCGCAAATAACCTTATTGCGTCAAGCAACGCGTTACTTGCTGGAGGTATGACAAGCCCACAATCTGGGGCTGCTGCTACATCTATTTTAGCTTCCAGAGGTATTTTGCCTACAATGGGATCTTATAAAAATACAATGAACCAGGTAGGTGGTCTCAGCGTACTAACTGGTATGAGTAATGAGCAAGTTGCTTCGGGAATTGGCTCAATTAATGGCATGAACTTTTTAAGAATGGGTGTTCGTGCTCGTAACCCAGATGGTAGTTTAAGACCTATTACAGACATTTCTAGTGATCTTTATCGGCGCATGTATGGCAATAGAAAAATTACCGCTGAGCAAGCATCGCAAGTTTTTAACCCTAATACTCGCACTTATCAAGACGTTATGGCGGCTGCTGGTGGTAATCAAGAATTGTTCCAGACAATGGCTACCAATATTGTGTATCAGGCACGAAATGGTGGAAAGACTTTAGACGTAAGCCCCCAAAACGTTAAAGACAAGCTGCTTAACCTTCCTGGTAATGACCCTATGCGTGCTTTCTATAAGTACCAAGAATCAGAAGCAAAAAAACTTCAAACAACTGGGGATGGACTGGTTAGTGGTTATGGCATGGCCCTGTCTAGCACAGCATCTGTTAATAACTTATTTTCATCAATTGCAAAATTTGCAGGACCAATTGCTAACGGGCTAGAAAAACTTAAGGGCATATTAGATATTCTTCCTCAGGCTGGTAATACTGGTGCTACTCTTACAGGTATTGGCGCAAATATTGGATCTAGAGTATTTGGAAATATTACTGCAAACCTTGAGAAAAAAGGTATAGATTCATTTATAAAAGCTTTGGGAGTTAATGCCCCTACTCCTGAAGAACAAATTTTAAATTTACTTAAAAGCTCCCCTGTTGGTCCTACTAGAACTGTTGGCGGATCTGGACTAGGACTTATGAAGACCTTGGCTACTAGTGCTCTTGAAACTAGGCCCTGGGCAATGGGTGGCGGAGGTGGCGGAGACTCTATGCCGCTTAGTACACTTATACCTAATTTAAGCACTCCATTTAGTGGAAGCACTATTATTCATGGCCCAAATGGTCAAAGAACAATTTACACTCCGGGAGAGGGTTCACCTGGTGCAAGCGAGTCAGGCGGCTCCGGAGATTTACAAACCCTTTTTGGCAAAGTTGGTAAAGAATCGGCAACAGCTAGAGACGCAATGGGCCTTGAAAAAACAACTCTAAGCTCATTGTTATCAAAAGAAGGTAGAGCAGCTGCTAAAGCTACCGCAGCTAAAGCTATGGGTATGGAAGCATCTACAGGTATGGGTGCTTTACTAAAAGGCGGTTTAAAACTAGGCGGTAAAGCGTTCTTAACAAGCGGTATGGGAACAATGTTGGCCGCTCAAGCAATTGATGTAGCTGGTAATTTAGCGACCCCTGCTTTAAGATCTTGGGGAGCTAAACACGGCGTATCAAGAACCATGGATAGATTAGGCACTACTGCGCTTCGTGCAGGACAATATGCGGCGGAAGGAGCCCTTATTGGTTCAGCAATACCCGTTGTTGGAACTGTTGCTGGAGCATTACTTGGTACGGCATATGGTGCATTTAAAGGCTGGCAAGAAACTAAACAAGCCCCTAATACAGGCGGCGGCGGTGAAGGCGGCTCTGTCCATAATCATGGTTCGTCTACTGCTACCTCTAAAGGACCTAAAACAATCCGCCCTACTGGTGGAAGTATTACTGCTTGGTATGGGCAAAAACCAAAAAACAATAGTTACTGGCAATGGAAGGGATACCACACCGGAACAGACTTTGGAGTTCCTAAAGGAACTTCCGTAGTTTCCTATAAAGACGGTAAAGTTGCAAAAGCTGGCTGGTCTTTTGGAGATGCTTATGGAAATGCTGTTCTTGTTGACCATGGAGATCATCAGAGTTTTTATGCCCATCTTAGTTCTATTGGGGTCCATGAAGGACAAAAAGTAACAGCTGGACAACAGATTGCACTATCGGGACAATCAGGTACTGGTGCTAAAGCTGGTCCCCACCTTCATTTTGAAATTAGAAAAGGTAAAGACAACCCAATTGATCCTAAGAAGTATCTAAAAGGACTCATTGCTTCTAGTCCAATTGTTGCTGGTAAAGAAGAAGGGAACCATGGTAAATCAATACTTGAAAAAGTTGGAGACGCTATTGGCAATGGGGTATCTTTATTAAACCCTATCTCTTCTATTAAAAGTCTTTGGGATAAAGCTTTTGGTAATGATAAGGGTCAGCCAGGCGGCATGATGGCTCAAGGTCAAGGAGCTTTATTCTCTACCGATAACACAGGATTTAATGCTTCATCTTCTGGCGGCACTACAACTTTAGCGCCAGCTCTTGGAGGTAGCTCTAATGCATATGGTGGTGATGTGGGTCCTTCCACTTCTACAGAAGCTACTGCAGGTATGGGGCATAATTGCGTAATTAATATGAATGTTACGGTTTCGCACGGTAATACTCAAGATGCTGTTAGACTTGCTAGAGAAGTTAAGTCCATTCTTGAAAGAGATTTACGAGTTCATCAATTAGGCGATTTTTAAGGTGATACATAATGGGTAATTACAGCAATACTAAAAGAGATTCTACAGATATTAAAAAATATCCTGATATTCCAAAAAACTATGATCAAACTTGGGTGGGTAAATATGTAGACCCAACTACTGGAAAGCTTACTACTGACACTAAAAAAGGTGCAAGAGTCTTAAAAGTAGAGCCTGAAACTTTAACAAAGATATACTCACTAAATTTAGATGGCAAATGGGTTTGGGAAATTAAAGGCGGAATTACTGCTTCTATTAATGGTGGGGTGCCCGTACTTATTAATGCTGTTTATTTATATAATCATAAAAAAGGAATACCTAGTGAGTATGATGATAGGTGGGTAACCAATCTGCCTCAATCTTATTTTAAAGACACTACCCCAAAACATCATAAAAAAACAATTCTTGAACAGTCTGATGAGTCTTTTAATGCTGTTTCAGGAGACGTTAGTTCAGGCACTGTTACAATTATTAATTTTCAAGATGTTGTTAAAGGTAAAGTTGGAAAGTTTAATCCTCCTCCTCACAAAGCAAGTCGTTCTGTATCCCCATTAAATTGGCCTGGGGTTGCCGCTGCAGGAGCTTCAGCCACTATTGCTAAATACTCTAGAGGTAACCACAGAGGATTTTTCTATCAAGATATAGATAGTGCTTTTGATTCTAAGGGTAACCCTAAATTGAAAAAGAATCTTTGGGGGTTTCAATTTATGTATAACCCTACAACTTTTCAGCATACTAATCAGGCAAATACTAGCATTGACTACACAGACAACCAAGATGTAGCTAACCTACTTACAGGTAGTCAAACATATACTATTAACCTATTGTTAAACAGAGTTTATGACATGACTGCATTAAAAAATCAAAAGACTGGAGGTACGGCTGATGGATACCCTAGAGCATTAACTCCTGCAGAAGTACAGGGGATAACATCTCGCGGTACTGAGTATGATCTTGAATTTTTGTATAGAGTGATAAATGGAGAGCCTGTAAAAGGCCCTTCTATGAATCAACCCACTGCAGACTTTGGGTATTTAAGTGGTCTTCCTCTTTGGGTTAGATTAAATGATCAAATGCGTTACAAAGGGTTTATTGCAAATTTAACTGTAAACCACGTAATGTTTACGTTGAATATGATTCCTATGCTTAGTGAGGTACAGATTACATTTGTACGCATACCTACAATGGGATATGGAGACACCAGTGCAAACATTAAGAAAACTTTGACAACTCCTGATGGAAATAGTTCTCTTGTTCCTCAGTATACCGGTACCGGCAACAAAACTACATCCTAGTTAATGAAAGGTAGTAATAATAATGATTTCTAATAATTCGCGATATGCAAATGGCAAAGTAGGTCAAGTACAAGATGGGCACTCTGATGGGCCTACTACCTATGTGCTTAGAAATTTTGGGTTCTTTGATAATAGAAAATATTACTTTTTATATATGATCACTGAGGTAGACCGCATTGATCAGATTGCTTCTAATTTTTTAGGTGACGCAAGTGCCTGGACAAAAATTATGGACATTAACCCAAGTATTAAAGATCCTTTTTTAATACCTGTTGGGACAATAATTAGGGTTCCAAATGTCAGTAGCTATTGAAAAAAATATTAGTTGGAGCTATGAATTTCCAAACTCCCCTGATTTTTCTATGCCCGTCATGTATGCGGAATTGACTCAAAGACAAGCGGCGCATGATATTTTAGTTATTCAATTTAAGGGATCTTTACAGCGTCATACTAAAAACATAATAGAAAATGGCGACCCAATTAAATTTACTTGGTCTAGTGGAATACATAAATGCGTTTTTGTTGGATTTGTACATTCTATTGAAAAAAATACTACTCCTGCTAACTCATTTACAAGAGTCATCTGTGTAAATAATTCTGAACTTTTAAAAAAATCTTCTAAAGAACTTTTTAAGAATTTATCCGCTGACAAGATTGTTGCGCAAATAGCTAGTGAAAATAGATTTACTTCTCAAACTACTACTCATCCATATACTTACCCAAGAATTACTCAAGCTGGTCAATCTTATTGGCAGTTATTAAAACGACTATCAAATGCTACAGGGTATGCGTTAAGAGTAGAAAATACAGAGATTATATTTAAAGACCAGGATCAAATAATTGCAGACAAACTATCAGATGCTCCAATATTTGAACACTATAATATGGTGCCTGTTGGCCTTGCCGCTCATCAAACATTAATGAGCTTTACTGCATTAGATTCTAAAAATTCTCCTGAAATTAATAGGGGAGATATGGGTGTATCTGTTTCTGGGGTAGATGGCTCAACATATACTTTTAATAAATCTAGATCTGTTAGTAATGGAGAAAGTTTTATGAATCCTGTAAAACTTCCAAGTGACTGGTTAAATACTTACGGAGTAGTCTCAGACACCACTATTGATGGGTTTGGTGGCTAATAATGAACAAAAATGACTTAACACTTGTGCATGAGGTTATTGACAGCCCTTTAAAAGCAGAATTAATTGCGGAAGCTCAAAGCAGTATTTCTAGATATAAATATGTAGGTACTGCATTACTTTCTGGGTACGCTCCTCTACGGCCCTACGATCCTATTTTTTTAACGGGCCTTACTGACTATATGTCAGGAGTTTGGATAGTTATTTCAGTTGTGCATGGGTTTAGAAAAGATATGCCGTACGGACTAAAAGTTATAGTTGGATCAAATGACTATTTGCTTTCATTACCTGTAAAACCAACAACTAACTTAGAAACAAATACGTTTGATGTAACTCCTGAAATATTTTTAGAAACAGACACTTTATTAACCTACAGGCCTAATAAAGGTAATGACTATGTGTTAGAAACTCTTAGCTTTGTAAATGTAAATCATGAACAAAGTTACAATCCGGCTTATGGCAATCCTGCGGAAACATATATGAGCCTAGTAGATTCAAACAGCTTTAATGCTAATGACCTTAAACTTACAAATAATTTTGATATTACAGCTCCTAAATTTACAGATACACTACCCAGTGTTCGATGGATAAGGAGTAGCTAATGAGCTATAATGAATATGTTAACTATTCTATAGATCCTGTAGGTCGCCCTAGATTTTATGGTATTTACCGCGGTGTAGTAGTAGATAACGTTGATCCTTCAGGGCAAAACAAATTATCTATTATGGTTCCACAAGTAACTGGTGGAGGGTCTTTTGATGACGTGCCTGCGTCTAGTCCACAAACTAGTACATCTATTACACCTGAAATTGGAAGCCAGATTTGGGTCATGTTTGAATCTGGAGATCCTGAGTATCCTGTATGGATTAGTGCGGGTAACGTAAGCAGTTCTTCTTCAGAAGCTTTAGGGTATTACGGCTCTTTTTACTCTAATACTACCCAGACTAGTTCTACATCTGGTATCCCTATTACTTTTGATGGTTCTTCAGAAAATAATGGGATATCTATATCTAGTAGTTCTCGCATAACATTTACACACGCAGGTACTTATAATATTCAATTTGCAGGGCAAATACATCAAACCTCAAATGGTAGCCCTGTTATTAATATTTGGATGAAGAAAAATGGGGTAGATGTACCTGATTCTACCTGGCAATATGACCTTAGTAATCAAATGCATTTCGCTGTTCCAGCGTTTAACTACATAGCAACTTTTGCTGCCGGGGATTATGTCCAGTTTTACTGGACAGCTACATCTACTGTCTATTTAAATTATTTTCCTGCTAGTACTTCCCCAGCGTATCCAATTACCCCATCGGTTTTGGTGAATGTTGTACAAGTAATGAATACTCAGGT